AAATGTTATGATAACTTCTATGAAGGGTAGAGCAGGTCAACAAATTGGGGGTGGTTTTTCAAAGAATATTCAACTTGGAATACGAACCAGTAAACAACTTAAAAGAATTGGTTGTGCCACTCTAAAGGAAATGATTGAAACAGATAAGTTAATAGTTCCAGACTTTGAGACTATTGCTGAGTTAACTACTTTTGCATCTAAACACAATTCTTATGAAGCAGAGGAAGGTTCACATGATGACCTTGCAATGACATTAGTAATCTTTGCTTGGTTGGTTCAACAAAGATATTTCAAAGATATGACAGACCTTGACCTTAGACAAAAAATGTATGAAGATTTTGAAGAACAGTTTGAACAGGATATGCTTCCATTTGGTATTATTGATGATGGTCAAGAAGAAGAAACCTATACGGACAATACAGGTCAACTTTGGGAAGTATCACCGTCACAAAGAAGTTATTTTTAAACATTTGTTCCAAACCCAAAATCTGCATCAGACTCTTCTTTATCGTGTCTTATATCTTGGAGTAATTTTTTAGCATCTGGATGTACTCTTGTAGAATTGTAGTCTAATCTAGATTCAGATTTTGTACATACTATTAGATGTTCTGGATTCACACACGAATTTTGTCCACAAATTTGATGTACGATATATCCTGAAGAGATTTCTCCTTTATGATGTAGATAAGAAAACCTATGTGCAGGTATAGATTTTCCTTGATATGAAAACATTCCATATCCCTGTTGTGTTTTTGAAGCCTTCCATGTCCAACATCCACTTCCTGTGTTTTTATCTATCTTTGTTAAAAAGCGTTCAATTTCTTTCATGTTACCTCCGCGTGTTCATATAAGTATTTATATCTCAATAAATACCTAAAACACAGAGTTTGGGGTTTTTATAAATAATCTATAGTAAGATAACTTTGTATTAATTAACTAAAATTAGGAGAGATGACATGCCTTTTCAAGTATCAGCCGGCGTAAACACATCTGAAATTGACTTAACAACTATCGTACCTGGCATTTCTTCAATAGATGCTGGATTTGCAGGTTGCTTCAGATGGGGCCCAGTCAATGATGTAAAATTGATTGATTCAGAAGATTTATTGGTGGAAACATTTCAATCTCCTGACGCAAACACATACATTTCATTTTTAACAGCAGCAAACTTTCTAACGTATTCAAGTGCACTTCATGTTGTAAGGACTACGAACACAGCAATGAAGAACGCTTCTTCAAGTGGAACTGTTGTTTTAATTTCAAACACATCACATTATCAAGCCACATATTCAGAACAAGAAGGAACACCAGTAACAGCTCAAGGTGATTGGTCTGCTAAATGGGGTGGAGATTTAGGAAACAGTCTTAAAGTTTCCATTTGTGGCCCAACACGAGCTAACCTCGCATCTGGTAATACAGTAGTTGCTGGAAACTCAGACGTTACTTTGACAGGAACATATGCAGTTCATGCTTCAGACAAATCTTTCACAGGATCAAGTTCATTAGCTGGTACTGAACTCAGAGTCGGAGATGTAATTGAAGTTAGTTCTAATACTTTTGTTATTGTTACAATTTCAAGTAATACTGCAGGAACTGTAGATAGAGATCCAACAACAGGTGCTATTAGTGCAGCCACAACAGTTCGTTACAAAAGATCACCATTTGCAGAACCAACAAGGAATATGTTAGGTACAGTAGCAGTCACAGCAAATGTTGCAACAGTTTCAGCAACAGTAGCTACTGCTGGAGCACACAATACCACTTGTTTCGTCAGACAATATATTGCAGGGGATATTATCAAGATTAATGGTGAAGAAAGAAAAATCAAAGCTGTTACAAATTCTTCTTCAATGACAGTTAATCTTGCATTTACTAATACTGCAGCAGCTCAAACTCATTCAAGAACATGGGAATATGCAGGTATTGTTGATAGAGAACCAGTTACTACAGCACATTCTGCTGCAAAGGGTGCTCTCCATGATGAAGTGGCAGTTGTAATTATTGATGAAGATGGAGAATGGACAGGAACAAGAGAAACAGGATTAGAAACTTATACTGGTCTTTCTGTAGCACTAGGTGCTAAAAATGATGATGGTACATCGGCGTATTACGTTGATGCTATAAATCGTAGATCAAAATATGTCTGGTGGATGGATCATGATGCTTTAGGTGATGCAGCCACAGCAGCAGGATTATTACAGGCTGCGTGGGGAACTACTGCAAATTCAACAGCTGTATATGCATCACATGGTGCTTCTGGTAATCTAATTAAAACACAAAGTTTAACTGGTGGAGTTGATGGTTCAGCTCCTTCTGATGGAGATAAAATCACTGCATTTAATAAGTTCAAAGATGCGGAAGAAGTAGATATCGGATTAATAGTCGGTGGAGAAGCTTCTGCAACAGTTGCACTTCAACTCATTGCAATAGCTGAAGGTAGAAAAGATGTTGTAGCTTTCCTTTCACCAGAACAGTCAGATGTTGTGAATTCAGAAGGAACAGAAGCTGACAATGTAATTGATTTTAGAAATAGTCTAGGGTCTTCTTCTTATGCAGTTCTTGATTCTGGTTGGAAATATCAGTACGATAAGTACAATGATGTTTATCGTTACATTCCTCTTAATGGAGATACCGCAGGTGTCACTGCTGCTACAGAAGCAAACAGAGATGCATGGTTCTCTCCCGCTGGTTTTAATAGAGGAAACTTCAGAAATGTAATAAAACTTCCTTTTAATCCAAGAAAATCTGAAAGAGATCAACTTTATAAGAACAATATCAATCCTGTAACAACATTTATGGGTTCTGGAACTGTTTTATTTGGTGATAAGACTCTTCTTGCAAAACCTTCTGCATTTGATAGAATTAATGTACGAAGACTTTTCATTATTATGGAAAAGGCTATTGCAAGGTTTGCACGAGCACAACTATTTGAATTCAACGATGCTTTCACAAGAGCTCAGTTTGTTGGTGCGGTAGAACCATTCTTGAGGAATGTTCAAGGCCGTGATGGTATTACAGATTTTAAAGTTGTCTGTGATGGTTCAAACAATACTGGTGATGTAATTGACCGTAACGAATTTATAGGTGACATTTATGTTAAACCAAATCGTTCTATCAACTTTATTCAACTAAACTTTGTTGCTGTTCGTAGCGGAGTTGGTTTCTCAGAAGTAGTTGGTTAAAAAGTAGTATAAATAATAGTATATAACACATCTTATAGATGGGGGAAGACGATGGCATGCGAAGGCAGCACTTGTAAAAAAGACTTCCCCATCACATCTTTAATTTTAGTCATCGGGGAGAAATAATAATGGCGTTTACAATAGATAAATTTAGAACTACTGCATTATCCGCAGGTGGTGCACGAGCTAATCTGTTTGATGTTACAATTGCAGGTGTAGCTGCGACAACACATCTAGCTACAGGCGTAGCAGAGTTTAAATTTGCATGTAAAGCTGCTAACATTCCAGCAATGGCAGTTGGAGTTGTAGAAGTTCCTTATTTTGGTAGAGTAGTTAAAGTGCCTGGAAATAAGACATTTGATAACTGGAGTGTTACCATAATAAATGATGAAGGTTTTCTTGTTAGAAATGGATTTGAAAAATGGGTGGCTTCAATGGGTTCTCACATAGGAAATGTTCAATCCGCAGCATCTACAAACCTAACTTCTGCTCTTTATGGTGATGCAACGGTACAACATTATGGTAAAGCAGGCCCAACGAGTAAAATTGCAGAATATAAGTTTGTAAACATTTTTCCAGTTAGTGTGAGTGAAATTGCTCTTGGATGGGATGCAAATGATGCTATTGAAGAATATACTGTTGAATTTGCGTATGATTATTGGACTCATACTGGACAAGTGACAACATAACTTTTATTATTTTATATTATAACTTAAACTAACTAGGGGCCGGGGACGCTCAGTCCCTGACTTTTGGAGTAGTACATGGCTGTTGAATTATTTGGTTTTACAATTGGAAGAACACAAAAAGAAAAGGAACAAAAAGACCACGTTTCTTTTACACTCCCCGAATCAGAAGATGGTGCAATAGATGTAGCAGGAACACCTGGCGGTGCCTACGCTACCTATCTGGATATGGAAGGTTCTGCAAAGAATGAAGCAGAATTAATTATACGATATAGAACTATGTCACTTTTTCCAGAAGCGGAAATTGCAATAGATGACATAGTAAATGATGCTGTTGTTGCAGACAGAGAACAAGCCCCAGTTTCCCTCAATCTTGCCAATGTTAATATTTCACCAGACATTAAAACAAAAATAGGTGAAAATTTTAGAGAAATATTAGGTCTGTTGAAATTCAATGATACTGGATTTGATATTTTCCGAAAATGGTATGTTGATGGACGACTTTATTATCACATCATAATAGACATCGATAATCCAAAAAAAGGTATTCTAGAACTCAGACCAATTGATGCACTCAAGATTAGAAAAGTTCGTCAAATTCTCCCACCAAAAGATCCAAGTGAAACTAATTTAATGCCTAGAGTTGAAGAATATTTTGCATTCAATGAAATGGGTATGGATGGTAAACAAGGCGGTCAAGTAATGAGAATTGCGACAGATTCCGTTGCATACTGTCACTCAGGATTACTAAGTGAAGACAAGAGAATGGTTCTTTCATATCTTCATAAAGCAATCAAACCTCTTAATCAATTACGAATGATTGAAGATGCGGTAGTGATTTATCGTATTTCACGAGCACCAGAACGAAGAATTTTTTACATTGATGTTGGTAACCTTCCAAAACAAAAAGCAGAACAATATCTTAAAGATATCATGACTCGTTACAAAAATAAACTAGTCTATGATGCAAATACTGGTGAAGTTAGAGATGATCGAAAACACCAATCAATGTTGGAAGATTACTGGTTACCACGAAGAGAGGGTGGAAGAGGAACGGAGATTACCACACTTCCGGGCGGAGAAAATCTTGGTGAACTGGCTGATGTTGAATACTTCCAGAAAAAACTTTACAAGTCTCTCAATGTTCCTGTATCAAGGTTAGAATCTGAATCTGGGTTTGTTCTGGGACGAGCTCAAGAAATATCCAGAGATGAAGTAAAGTTTACAAGATTTGTTGAAAGACTTAGAAACAGATTTAATCATCTTTTTAATTCTTGTCTTGAAAAACAATTAATATTAAAGGGTGTTCTTACATTAAATGATTGGAGAATGATAGAACCAAATCTTTTTTATGAGTGGCAGTCAGATTCACACTTCGCAGAACTTAAAGAAGCAGAAATGTTGAACGAAAGATTGAGTACTTTACAGAATATGAACTTTGCTGATGAAATTGTTGGAACTTTCTATTCTAAAGAATTTATTAGAAAGAGAATTCTAAAACTATCTGATGAAGAAGTTCGGTTGATAGATAAACAAATTGAGGCTGAAGCTGCAGCTGCGGGCCCAGAAGAAGAAGAGGAAGCTTTCATTCCAAAACAAGAAAAATTTATAAAAGAAGATATAAAACTCAAAAAAGAGATGAATGAAATAATGAAAGGTGTACTTTCTGAATCATAGAACTGACTTGATATAAATACAATTAACCATTAACGTAAGGATTAAAAATGAGTGACTATTCAACCGAAGATATTGTGAAATATTCCATCTCAGGTGATGGAGCAAGAGTTAAAGACGCTATTCAGGGTGTAGTAGCTAACAAAATTATGAAAGGTATGGAGGCTAAGAAGGCGGAAGTTGCTCAAGCAATGTTCAATACTGTTCCTCTTCCTGATGCAACACAAGAAGTAGCAGATACTTTCGTTGCTGCAGCTGAAAAAGAGAAATCTCAATAAATGTACACCGTTATATGAAAAAATATAAACAGTTCCGTGCGGAACAACAATATATAACGGAGGTTGGGCCATTTGCTAGTGCAATGATGGGTGCGATGGGTGTCATCGGTTTAGGAGTAGCTGGGTGGAAACTCTTTAAAGCAGGTAAAGAAAAGATTAAAGGGTACAGAGAAACAAAAAAAGAAAAGGCAGACAATAAAGAAGCTGGTGTTTTTATAGACAAAAAAATATTTGATCCTGAAACTGGTACAACAACAACTGAAACGATGCCGTTACATGGGCCTGGCACCAGTAAAGCTAGAATGTCAAATGATGAGGTAGAAAAAGAACAAAAGAAAGAACAGAAAAAGCAGGATATAAAAAATAAAAAAGCAAAGTTTAAGTATGTTGAGGCTGAA